CATTTACTACTAAACACATTCCAGAAGCGCTGCGCCCTGCTTATATTGAGTCATATCTCGGAGGCACCAATTTCTTTGTGACGGACCACACTGCATTTGAATGTGCGTTCACCCGTCAAGTGCAAGAGATGATCGAATTCAAATTTTACCGTCGACTCATACCAGAACAGTATTATGGATGTCTTGATAAATTGTTACAACGTACTGTTATCAATCATTGGCAATCCGGCATCTCCATGCATACGGATCCTATCCGTTTTTCTGGTGAGATGAACACATCCCTTGGCAACACTTTAGGTAATTACGTGTCTTTACGCGTTACGGCACGTCTTATGGGCTTTACCGCTCGCGCTGTTGTTGAAGGAGATGATGCGCTTATCTCTGTGCCACCTGGCACCGACCCCGAGCAGTACCGTACCATTATGCGGTCTATGGGGTTCAACGTCAAAATCGACACTTTTTCGTCGCCCGGTAGCGCTGGTTATTGTTCCATGTACTGGGACTCTGACCTTAATACAACTATCAAGTTGAACACACGTCTGCCTGACATTTGTTGGTGCAGTCCTTCTGCATTGCATCATTCAACACGCCAAGAACTTCTTAACTCTCGTTTGGCATCTTTGTCATATCAGTGTCGTGACATTCCGTGTCTTTGGAAATTCTTTGACGGCCATCGAGCGACTGATCGCTTGAATCAGTACGACCGTTCATGTGTTATGGGCGCAACCGACTTCCGTACTTACACGGAATTTTATGGTCTTGTTGGTACCGAACCAACAATGGCTAAACGTGCTGCATATGCGTCTATGTGTGGGTTGTCTGTAAGTGACCAAATGACCATCGAGTCTCAAAATCACACTTTGGCTGAGACAATTGCCTTGATGTATTCACTCAGCACAGACACCACGTTCGCCGCGAGCCAATATGAACTCCAAGTTCAGCGGCATCCTCAAGGTTAAACATCATTCATATGTTCGTTTGACCGTAGCCCAAGAGCACACTTTAGTGTGTAGGGGGATTATCGCGTTACCCTCGGCTTCCTAATGCTGAACACGCTGATCAGCGGGACTTTCGTCCATCTCAGATTTCTTTACGCGGCGGTGGTGCGTCCGTGAGATTGTCGAGCACCATAGGTTTTATCAACCTAACAATATTTCACCACCCGTCTTTCTAATAAATCTGTGTTTTCAGATGAAAGCATCATTCCGCAAACAGCGTCCTTCTGCCACGTATCAGAGGTTTCTTCCCTCCGGTCAGTCTTACAATCCGACTGCCAAACTCTCTCCCGCTAACATTGACTTTCTTAAGTCGTACCTTAACGGATCTCATGACAACAATTTCCAAAAGAGTGCCGGCGCCCCCATGGGTGCTGGCCTTGATTCTATCGTTCGTCATACATATCTTGAAGCCGACATCGCCGCCGATGCCAACGGCAAGATATCCATCCTTGTCTCCGGCGTCCCCGAGGCACCGCTTGTGTATTACAACTCCAGCACTTCGACTGTCACTGTCCAGCCCTGGGCCAACATGCCTTGGGGTGCGTCATCACCGTACATTAGCCAAGCGTCTGACAATTTCAAAATACATGGCTATGAGGCCTATCGTTGTACCGGTCTTGCAATCCGTGTCGACGATGTCACCGCGCAGATCGCCAAACAAGGATCTGTGATAACCGCACGTCTTCCACGTTCATGTGACTTGACCCCGGTCGCCGATGGCACGAGCCTTGCAACTGCGTCATTGCCTCTCAAGATTCGTGCACTCGAGACGTTGCCAACAGGTCCCAACGATATTACCGCCATTTCGAATAACGTCTATTCGGGATCTTCGCAAGACGGCGTCTATGCTGTCTTACCGTCGATTGACCCTCTAATGCCTTTCATTTGGCGTGATGGACCTGACAACAAGGCTGTCTATAGCCTTGGCACTTCACTGACCAATGTTAATTCAGTCAATTCAGTCGCAAATGTGTTGGGCGTTAAGGTCGCCGGATCAGGCAACATTTTACTTCCACTCATGTCTGGTGCTATACCTGGCGTCAACTTGACTTCCGCGGGTCTTATTCCCGTGCACCCGTCTAACATGATGACCCAATCAATCTTGGGTTATGGCCTCGCACCCTCCTCTGCGACAACTCCAACCAATTGGCATGTACGCATGTGTGCAAGTTGGGAGTTTATTTTGGGCGTTGGTGCCACAGAGCAAGATCTTATTCGTGCACCATTAGAGCCCAACATGTCAGTCATGCTGGCGGCAGCGGCATGTGTGCGCGCATTGCCTGGAGGTTATCCGGCATCAGCGAATCTTTGGAATGAGATTTGGGACAAATTTAAAGATGTCTATTCCAATTACGTGTCGCCCATAGCGACAAAAGTCATCTCCGCACTTCCACCTGGTTATTCCGACATTGCCAACGGTGCCAAGGGCATCATGGACATGTTAACTGATACCAAAGCAGCTGCAAATCAAGCGACATCTGCAGCCAAATCCGCTTCTGCTGCGGTTGCAAAAAGCAGTGGTACTACGCCACCGTCTCGACCGAGTGGCAACCGTAAATGAGTATGGTACCGGAGCTAGAGCCCATGTATGACTCTTTGGGCTTGTACGAACTATATGTTTCTATCTATCCATTGGATGGTCGTACTTTTGATCAAGTCATACAAAGCAGACATTTTCGTGAATGGTTTAGTCGTGCATTGACGGCCCTTCACGTTGTTTGCGATTGTCCACATTGTGGCAATCACACTGCAGTACTGCAGTAATCGCAGATGTCTTCTTCTGCGACGTCCTAGGGCCGTCATTGAACGGTCCTGCCTGCGTGAGCAATCACGTAGATATTGAGAATTCACACGCCTTGGCGTTAGGAAAATCGGTTACCCGAAGCTGTGGCCATCAGAACCTCACTTGTAAAGTGTGAAAAACCGTTCTCATTATGATGTATGGGTGTACTTGCACCCACAGGTTTAAGTCGTGCCGTTTGCACGTTGCTGTCATGAAAATCATCATGATTGCACTGCTGGTCGTCTGTTCCGACCACGCGAAACTCTGTATAGGGAGCTTCGTGTTTGTACACTTTCATTGTAATGCTCTGCCTTAGGGTTGTGTTGGATTCATCGCCACACCAATGTAAAATTGAGCAGATGTGATGCCTGGTATCTTCCAGGAAGTGCGAC